CTGCGACCTATCAAACCGAGTTCCCACAACCCCTATTAAACTTTATTTTTTATCAACCCCCCATCCCTCCATATCCATCGCAATCACAACAGGTCACAATCCCCCTCTCCGCAATTACATTTAATAACGCATTTTCGTCAGATTTAACCTACACGGGACTACTAAATCTAGAATCGGGTCTTTACCAATTGCACAGCGGTATTTTATATTGCCTCAACGTCAGTAATAACTCAGTAAATGGTCAGCAGACTATTCTTAACCCTCCGTTATTTACACTCCAATTATTATCAACCACACCTACCTACTTATAGTGATATAATATAATATGAGATAAAAAGAAAATTGAAATACATTTTTTATATTTATAATATGGGCATCAATAAAAACCCTTATTATAAAAAATTGAACGACTTTTTAAACCTGTCTCTACACAGGCAACGAAATAATCTAATATTAACAAACGAAAGAACCTTCCAGGAATATTCCTCGCCAGAATAACTAATTTTCACACAGACCTAAGAATACCTCAGGTCATCACAAATAAAGAAAGCGAGACCCTATACAAAAGCGATTGAAATAAAGCAGAAAAGCGATTGAAATAACTAAAACAAGCAAACCGATTGAAATAACTAAAACAAACCGATTGAAATAATGGAACTTCAAAACACTTTAAGAGATTTATTCCTCGCTCGCAGACAACCAAATGCGAGATTAGGAGCGAACGAACCACAGGAAGTCGATGAATTAACCACGAGACTAGGGGCGATTGAAATTAATGAGAACGAACCACAGGAAGTCGTTGAAATAATCCCCGCCCCTGCCCCAGTGGAAGAACCCGACACCTGCACGGTCTGCCTAGAGGAATTGACGGCAGAAAACACCCACGACCTCGGATGCGGTCACAAGGCGGTCTGCAAGGACTGCCGAACCCAGATGATGACGCAGGAAGTCGGGTTTAACGGATGCGTCGGGCGACACCCCGAGACGCACGTAAAAGTAATCAAGTGCCCCCTCTGCCGACGAGAAGACACCCCCAGTCGAGAGGAACTGATCGCCGAGATAGTCCGAATGCGACGGGGCGGACTTATTTCACGACTAGCACCAGAACCTGTCCCCGAACGAGAGCAAGCAGTAGCACGGGAGCGAGCGAGATTGATGGAGAGGCAACGAGCGATAGAACAGGAGAGATTGAGGCAAGTAGCACTCAGAGCAAATCTTCCTGCGGTCGTCCCAGTCCTTCAACCTGCCCCGATAAACGCCCAGGTCGCCCAGGCAAACTTAGACCGAGCAGTCCAACAATTAGGCGGGAGAGCAAGAGCACCCAGAGCAAGAGCACCCCGAGTACCAAGGATAGTCAACCCTGCCCCAGCACAAGCACCACCCCCAAACCCCAACGCTCTAGACGGGGACTGGTTGAGAGCACAGAACCTTCAACCAGTCGCACTAAACCACCAGCACGATAATTTCAACCGCCACGCCCAGATCCCCCGATGGAATATAATGCGGGGACATTCAGTCGCCACCTGCGAGGAAGTCCGAGGATTTTTAGCAGGAGGAGAAGGAGAGGACGGAGGATGGGTGTGCGGAGACGAAGAACACGGGGTCGCCAGATTTTACGCCTTTGATTATTTCGTCCCCATTCAAACCGAAGGTGCTGTCCCATCAAGACGCCTCTGCGGAAGAGGAGCACAATGCACCCACAACCAGCAATCAAGAACCGCCAGGAGATGCTCGAGAGGATGCGGACAATTTATCTGCCAGCACTGCGGAACATGCAACAAACCCGCCTGTGCGGTACACAATTAAATTATAAATTATATTTTCACATTATATTTTCACCCTGTAATGCCCTGTAAAACCGTTAAATACATTTTGCCTATCATTTTAACTTCTCTTTTTATAATATAATGTCCGCTAATAATAAAGATGACGACGAACACTCACTCCCTCCTCCTTTTTGCAGGCAGGGGAATAAATACCCTATACGAAACATTATTGTTCCACTTATACCACCGCACAAGAGGTACGTGGAATTATTTGCAGGAAGTGGTGCGATATTTTATAGCAAGGAAAAAGCAGAACAAAACATCCTGAATGATTTAGACAAAAAGACCATCGCCAATTTTAGATTAATACAGAACGCCCCGTTAGACCCCGCCAAATACGCCCATCGTCCCAAGTCATTAAGTGCCATCAAGCACTTTTTTGACCACCACGGCGACTCGATTGCCGACCGCCTTATTTTAGAGAAAATACGAACCTGCAATGGTTATAGTTCCAAACCCGTAGAGCAGTCCAAACAAATATACCAAGAGAGAGGTATTGACCGAGTATTAAAATTACTGGGTGAATACAAGGAGAAACTACGGGGTGTAAAATACGAGAATAAAGACTACGAGGCGGTCGTGAAGAAATACGATAATGCGGACACTTTCTTTTTTATAGATCCGCCGTATGAAAATACCGCCAAGGAGTTCGGATACGCCCAGTCATCCGAGTTTGACTTTGAACGCCTCCGTGATGTCCTCTCCAAAATCAAGGGCGACTTTTTATTGACTATTAACGACAGCAAACGCATCCGAGATTTATTCCGTCAATTCCATATTAAACCCATCAAAGTCCCGAATGCCTACTCCCACCGCAATAACTCCAAACAGAAAGCGTTTAGACCCGAACTAATAATAACTAACTATAGTATATAATAATGCAGACCGTAATGGATACGAGAGGAAACTTTGTGGAAATCCCGAAATTAAACCCCGTGGTCGTAAATGGGACATTCAAGGTTAAACCCGAAATTGTGGGTAAGAACCCCGCCTATAAATCCATCCATTCTACTTCTATTAACTTACCATTAAAATAAGGATAGGTTATAATTCCTGACGGCGAACGGCGAACCGACGCTGTTTTTAGGTTATTTTTCACGTGAGGGAAAACTTACTATACCCCTTTCAACATATTCTCACCTATAGAAAAAAAATGTAAAATGAGCGACGGTTCGCCGTTTACCGCCAAGAATATAACTACCCCGAAATTGATGGTTAAGTCCTACGTCGGTTGGTGGGCGGTTCGCCGTCATCATTACCGAATAACCTACGTGGTTGAGCGTTGCCCCGATTTCTCCTAGGTGAAGGGGCACGGATAGGCGGTGGTGGTGGTGCAGGAATAATAACATTTGGTGGTGGAAGTGGAGCAGGTAGAGGAGCAGGTGGAGCAGGTGGAGCAGGCGGTGGCGGTGGAGGGACGTGTCCCCTACGAACTCTGACTTTATCGTCGTGGGTGGGAGGTACAGAACCTCCATCCAAGGCACACGAACTGCAACAGTGATCTACTAATTGCTTTTTAGACTTGCCCGTGACGTTTATTCGTTTGCCCTTCGGGAACTTTTTAATAACATCTTTGAGGTCTTTTTTGGATAGACGCTGGACGTGTCCCCGACCAATCATCGTATCGGGGTCTATTCGGTTTAAAACATCGCTAGAATGTTCGGTTAATAAATTGGAACTCTGTGATGGAATAGTAAGCACATTCTTGCTCTTGGGTGCGGATAGACCCGACACGGCATCAATAGAAGACCGTACATTAAACTCATTATCCGCTGTCGGTTTCAAAGCATCCTTCACATTAAATGCCCCATTTACACCGATGACTTCGTGCGAGTCTTTACCTACCTCTGCGAGTTTTTTGCCGAGAGAGTGTCCGATGGTGGTGATGTTTTCTTTACCGTATTTATCCTCTGCTTTTCGTTGAATGTCTGCCGAATGTTTATAACGGCGACTACCAGTAATATCCCGACCGAGAGCATACTGGGTGTCTAAATAAACATCGCCAGCAGAATGCGTACCTCGATGGGCGACGACGACTTGTCCCGTCTTGTCGTTTCTAAACACTTTTACCTCGGGATCGGACAATCCCTTATCCACTTTATAATCGCCGTAGTCATCGTTCTTTTTATTATACGATTGGTCTATTAACCCTTTCAAATCCCTTGCGGACAATTTGCCTCCTGTTTTTTTTACCATATTATAAATATACGATAGATTATAATATGATTAATTCAACACGGAACACTTAATAAAAACGGCGGGGGTCAGTATAAGTATAATAATCGCCTATTCTGTATCCGTCCGATCCATACACTCCTTCGCCATTAAATGCAGGGACAATTGCACCTCCAGTCATCGTAGGGGGACGGTAATGATACGCTACACCTCCCGTAAAAAACTTCTTTGTGGCATTACCCAATGCTCCGAATGTTTGTTTTGCTCCTTGCGGTGAAAATAACTTTTTCGCTCCGTCTTGAGCGTCGCCGAATAATCCAGCACCTTGTGCTTCAACAGTCTTCGGGTTTGCTTCTATTGATTGATAATTGCTGGATGCTCCTATTAAAAATTGTAATAAAAGTTTGATTTGTGGTTCGTAGGTTTGGATTATATCAGTTATTTGCGGACGGACTAGTGCCCCGCCCAATTGGGATACTATCCCGTCAATAAAATCATTCAACGCATTAATCTGCGAGACTAAATCTGCTAATCCCTGTGCCTGTGGTGGAGTAAACATATTGAACCCTTTAATTCTACTCATTATTAATTGGACGGCATTTACTTCGGTTAAAATCTTGGATGCAAATTGCTGTAAAGATGCTCGTTGTTGGGCACTGAAAAAATTAGCAGAACCACTACCGACTTCTAAAATATTATATAAATCTTGCAGGGCAGTTTGTAATGCGAGAAGGCGGGTTGAGAGTGTATTATAAATACTATCCACATCTTGCGTTTGTCCTAAATTGTCGTGGTTGCCGTCTTGTGATTGGTACTGCTTTGCGTAATCACTATTAACCTTTTTCTTTGCCCTATTTAAATCGCTTAAATCTGGGTCGTCTTGATGGTAAAATCGTGGCATTATTATACTATATTGTGATATTATTTAGTAGAGTCCCTCCGCCTTTACAATTTTACTCGCTTCAATCATTTTTACCCCTCTATCTTTCATTATCTTTTTAACGATAGCAGTTCTAGCAGAACGACCCCGACCAGCACCGACAACCGATTTAACCGCCGAGATTGCCTTGGCGACGACGGGTTTGGACGACACTTTACTAACTAATTTTCTAACACCATCCGTCAAAGCAGGATCGGCAGATTTGACTAAATTGGAAACAGTCGGGGTTGCACTGGCGATTACATCTTTTAAATTAATCCCGCCTTCGTATGCCTTACGAGCAGTCTTTCTACGCATTCCTTTTTTTGTTCCAGCACCGCTCGTCATCGCCATACGGATTAAATCAGGGGCAACTTCTTTACCTACCGAGGCAACATCGTGTGCAAAATCGCCGAATGAATACCCACCCGACATCGCCAACTCTTTTAACTTTTTAAGAGTATGTGATTTTTTAGCACCTAAATCTTTCAACGCATCCACGACATCCTGTTTTGATTTTGGAGCAGGTCTTCCTAGACCCATTAATAAAGGAGCGAATGGTATTAAGGTTTTTGCGTAGGATGCGATCTGGTCGCCGACTTTTGACCCTCCCTTTCTTTTACGACCTTTACCACTCTTCAACATCGAGCGGATTACATCGGGGGCAACTTCTTTTGCGACGTGTGCTACATCGTGCCCGAAATCGCCTAATGTATAACTGCGACCGCCGATTTTGCGTCCGCCAACCGCACCATCAACGCCGATAAACGCACCTCCCGAATTAACGAGAAGTCCGCTAGACATCATATACGGAGGATAGGCGGGAGAATTGCCTGGATTGATTAAACGCTGTTCGCCGTGACTGCCTCCCCCAACCATCATTTTAGCACTGGGTTCTCCAGCGTAGTCGCCGTGAAAATTGGATAATTTAAAACCCATCATCGATGGATGGTATTGCGATGTACCATTATTCCAGTGCTTTGCGTCCATCTCGTCTAAAAGAGACTTCAATTTGCGGTTATACCCCGTGTCGTAAGTAATGTTTGTCTGTGGCATTATATATTAGAATATTATTTTAATTTATAATACAGGTTGAGAATAAGACACTACATTTTATTCTAAAGTTGTCTAACAATATTTAGACATTCCACTTCTTCCACCACTGGATGCCGTACCCATCGCTCCGCCACTGTGGGCGGGCATACTGTGAGATTTGAGATGTTTTCTCATACCACGAATAGCAGTTAATGCACCGTTAAGCATTTGTCCGCCAATCATTCGGGAGGTTTCTTGAGAGGTCATTGCAGATGCTTGCTGTCCATTAACTGAGGACAACACCATTTCTTTCGTGAGAATACCAGTATATACAGCACTAACACCTTGTTGAGTAGAGAAGATGCCTGAATTAACGCAGACGACACAAAGTTCAATTGGAATAGCATATGTTCCAGGGACATTCGGGTTCTCGAACAGGTCGTATATTTCTTGAGGATACTGGGACGCTACTGTGACTGAAAATTGGAAGTTGTAGTTTCCAAGAGAACCGCTACTAATGTAGTTGGGAAGTGATAAATCGTAAGGAGGAGATAGGACAAGGACAGAACCAGTAGTAGCAATATTCTGGGAAACGCCGTTGGTAAAGGAACTTTGAAGACCGCTAAACTCCGCCCAGGATTGTGCTGATCCGTTCTTTGCGGATGTTCGCCACAAATCATACTGAGATGCCGAAGACAAAAGACCCGATTGATTGTTGAGATTGATGCTGATATTTTGAATGACGAACTGGGACATCGAGAGTTGTGGAGTCTGTTGCGACATTGGGATACGAGCAGTAATGATGAAATAATCTGGGATTTGATTGATTTGGAGATTGGAACTATTCACTCTAATTCCTGATTGTCCTACTGTGGTGAATGTGGGGTTGTTGGCAGATGAAGTCAAATAACGGGGGAAGTCCATATATGGCACAACATTCTTGGTTTGGATTAAATCAGATGGTTGCGTAGAAAGGAACTTGAAAAGAAGAGATGGGACACCGTTGGTGTTGCTGATAAGAGATGTCTGACCTGCAGGGGTGGGGGGAAGAGTGAAGGCACTTGTCTGATTAAAACATTGTGCGGTAGGACTGCCTAAAACAATACCAGTGAAGTATGGGGAGGCGGTCGACCATACACGAGTTGCTGTGGAGTCAATATTCATCGTGAATGCCATATTGTTGATGCCGAGAAGACCTTGGCAGTTGTATTCGGGGTTCGCCCAGATAAATGGGGACAAAAAGATAGGTTCAGTCACAATTGTCGCTACACCAATCTTCCAGTATTCACCTGCAGACCCAAGAGCGATTGGACTATCGTCTATATATCCAGTATTATCAAAATGGGCAACCTGGTAAATAATAGGGAATGCTCCACGGGGCACTTGGTCTAAATCATATGAAGCGTTGTTGTAAGATGCTAAAGGATTGTTGTTGGCATTCACTGCGTTCCCGTAGTATCCGTATGCCTGATCGGGAAGAGCAGGGGTCATTGAGTTATAACGGTAAAGTTCTCTACTGTCATTCATTCTTAACAAAGAGGGGAGGACATCTTTGCTGTTGATGGAAACTGTCGTGTTGTTGATTTGAGCGGTGGCAGTCGTAAATAAAGAGTTCATCGGGAATGCTTGGAATGAGTCGGTTAGACCGTAAGACCACACCGAGTCGCCTTGTTGAACCCCAGCATACGACAATTCAATCACAAGGGCAGTATTGAGTAAAATATCACGACCAATCACTACATTCTCGGATGGAACTTGGACGTTCCAAATGAGAGCACTATTGGAAGCACTGGTAGATGGGAATGGTTGAAATGTGGTCTGGGACGCACCCGATTTGACGGCAAAATCTAAGTCCGATGTAATATCACCAATAACGGAGTCTTTGACGAGGATTGTTTTGAAGTCCGACATTATATACTATACAACTATAAAATATCGGCAGACACTCCGCTAAATAATTAATACATTCGTCTACCCCCTTTGGACGCCCCATCGCCACTAAATGAGGGAGCGTTGTGTGCCATCGGGTCTTTGGCGGTAGATGCCCCGACACTATCTTTTTTTAAGAATGCGAGTTTAATAGTGACCGTCCCGCCACTTGCTAAACGGAACGGTACAAGACTTCCGTTTCTTAATCGGTAGAATATCTGCAGGTCTAAATTGAAGAGAGGACGGTTGCCGTTCAAAGTCACCAGTCTATATTGTGCCTGTGGTTCATATACCAACGACGGTCGGTATGCCCCACTGCTACTTACTAAATCAGTTATAATATTGGCGATGTCTGCATTGTTGCCCTGAAACCCGATCTGTTGATTATTAAATAAAACGAGAGGAGTGCTTACTTGATTGGGAGTAATCGGCATCGTATTACTCGTAAATACAATTGCGGTAATCGGGGATAAAGCACCGATGGTACTTGTTTCTTGATACGTAGAAATATATGGAATGGATAATGGGGGGTCTTGTCCTCCTACTAAATCATATTGGGGAGGAGTGATGAGTTGGGTATTTAACCCTCCTTGATTAATCACATCTATTTGGAAGTTCTCATTACCGCCTACAGCACTATATCCGAAAATAGTTGCGGGGAAGGACTGGAATAAATAAAACATCGGAGCATTAAAGTATATTTTGATGGGGTTATTACCGCTAAACCCAGTCGGCGAATTAACATCAGGGTTTAAATCGTATTGTGGAATGGTGAAAATAGACCCAGTGTCGCTAGATGTGTCCCATTGGAATAATGGCGGTAGATTGTCCGACTGCAGAGTGGTCGTAGTCGGTGTTTGATTACCCGTGTAAATATCGTAAGTAGGCATCGTGCTACCTCCAACATTCACTACTTGATTTACGAGAGATGCTAAAGCGGTCTTGAATGTTTCTGTTATTAAATACGCTATATACTGGTATGAATAGACGTTGTAATAACCCGTGTCGTTTATCTGCAGTCCATTTGAAGTCGTGCTGGGAGGTGCTGGTGTATTACCTGTAGTGCGGTCTTGTGGAATAAAGGTCAACGGGATTGCACCGCTCGTGAAATTGGTAGTCCCGTCATCGTAAGTAAGCGTGATGTTATATATGGTAGTATTCGGGTTCGCAGAGAAGGGGACGATGGATGGTATCCAAACGGGAAGAGTTCCTGTATCTACGCTAAACCGAACAATGCTTAAATAGTAGTCTTCGGGACAATTAATAAATGGGATGGTTCTTGCCTCATTATAATAGAACACAGGCGGTAGTGTGTTCTGTGATTGGAAGTTTGTAATCGTCACATCGTAATATACCTGGTCGGGTGAATTATCCCTCTTAACTTGATTTAGTTGCGACATCTATATATAATGTAGATTATTTATTTACATTATAATGAACGGATTATTTTTTCTGGCGGTAAACGGCGAACCGACGCCTGTTTCAGTATTTTTTTTAGAAAGTAAAAATAGATGAAAGGGGATACAATTGAAAGTCCATCACGTGAGAGAAACCCTAAAACAGCGTCGGTTCGCCGTTCGCCGTCAAGAAATCCTAATCGCCTAAATTACGGCATGCGGATAAGATAGAGAGTACCTGCCGATGAAGTCCAAGCACCACCCGTTGCAGATGCGTTGACTGTGATACTGTCGGTAGTTTGTAAATAAACGGGGGCAGTTATATAGTATATTCCTGCAACAGTAAACTCGATCACTCCGAAATTACCAATACCGTCTTTGATGAAATTAATATACCCCGATGTGATTGCTCCTCCTCCTATTGTGGTTAAGAAACTGACTAAATAATACCCAGAGGGTAATTCACCCGCATTGATGGTGATTAAATTATCGAGACTTGCAGATGCTCCACCACCAGCACCGACGGGATATTGAAACGCAGTAGTATTCGTTTGACCTTGTGCGGAAAGAAAAGACATGTTATATAATAGGATGCTAAAATAAAACCGACCCATTCTCTCTAAATCTATCTTAAAAGTCTGCCGAGAAATCAAATACATCGCCAATCTGTTCTCGGTTCGCAAGAGCATACGACGACACCTTTGCCTCAAAGAAGTTGGACTTTTGTTCGAGCGAGATGAGTTCCATATAATTAAAAGGATTGCCTACATCATACATCTTGGAATACCCCATTTGAAGACAAAGTCGGTCGGCAACGAACTGGATGTACTGGGTCATTAGATCGCTATTCATACCGATAAGTCGGCACGGTAATGCCCCGCATATAAATTGTATCTCTATATCCACCGCCTCTCTCACGACCGAATAGAATGCATCGGGTGATAATCTGTGCTTAAGTTTGCTGTATAATAAGACGGCGAACTCGGCGTGTAATGCCTCGTCCCGACTAATTAATTCGTTAGAGAATGTAAGACCATTTAACAGACCCCTCTTCCTAAACCAAAAGATACTACAGAATGCCCCCGAAAACATTATACCTTCTACGCAGGCGAATGCTAATAAACGGGTAGCGAAGTTCTCTCCCGACTTCATATATTTAAAACAGAAGTCCGCCTTACTGCGTATGAAGGGGAACTCCTGGATGGCGTTAAATAACTTGGTCTTCTCATTCTTGTCCGATATATAAGCATCAATCAAATTGGCGTATACTTCTTGATGTATCCCCTCCATTGCGACCTGGAAACCGTAGAATAGGCGTGCCTCCGAGTTCTGCACATCATTATAGAAGCGGAAGGTCAGGTTCTCATTCACGAGTCCATCTGCCCCCGCAAAGAATGCTAAAATCATACTGATAAAGTATCTCTCGTTGTCGTCCAACTTCTTCCAGTCAGTTAAGTCCTTGGATAAGTCGATCTCCTCCGCAATCCAGAATGACGCTACTGCTTTCTTATACATCTCCCAAATGTCTTGATAGACCACTGGTAATACTACTAAACGTTCTTCATTCGGGGTCAAAAGGGGTTCGTCCATTATATATTATTGAAAATATTATAAAATGTTGAAAAAAAGGCACTAAAAAGTGGATTATTTCGTATGTAGTTGGATTATTTCTATATAAACCAACAATAATTTTAAAATTATTGTTGAGCGTATCAGTAATAATCTAACTAAAGGGTCAAAACGGTTGAAACAAATGGTTTATATTAGATTATTTCAATATTCTTCCATATTCTCGTATTGTCGCAGTGCTTTAATGATGGAAAAGATGGATGAGAGATGAGAGAGGTATTGTTTGCATTTCTTCTTGTCGTTTTTCGTGTTATTAATTAGAGACTGGAGGGCGTTTGCCTCGATGGTACATTTGCCTAAAAGTTCGCCGATTACTTGTGCGTCGATCATTCTATATATTCCTAGACCATTATATTTTAAAAAAACGAACGCAAGGAATATTCCAGGAACATTCCTCGCTAGAATAATTAATTTTCACACAGACCTAAGAATACCTCAGGTAGTCACATTCACCCAACCAGTACCCATATACACAATCCGATTGAAATAATGTCGCAACTCAAATTATCAAAGTTTTTTACGATGGAAAGAATGGTGAATGTCTCGGAGACCAATCATACGCCCGATATAGTGATTGAAATAAATAACCCAGTCAAGAAACCAGTACAGAAATCAATAATCGCATGCGGGATATCAATAACGATTGATGGAGAGAATGTAAGCGATCAATTCGTCGATGTCCGCAAGAAAGGCAAGTATTCAAGTAGAGAGATAGTCCCGATGGCACATCGTCGTGCATTCTGCGACGAGTTATACGCCAATAATAAAGTATCCGACGAATATTATACCGAGTTGATTTCATACGAGCGGTTTATCAAGACCTACCGACTCCAAGGGCAACGGGTCTTTGAACCATTTTACGCCGACGGGACAAGCACTCGGGAGATGGCATCCCTGGTGGATATAGTCGGCAGACGGGGAGCGAACTTCTGGGATATTTATAAAGACCCCGAGTTTGACGGATTGATGGTTCTATCCAATCCACCTTTTTCGTTTAAGTGGCAGGTCATCATTACACTACTAGAGGAACGACGTAATTTCGCCCTCATCTTGCCGTGGGAGACTTTCTACGACAAGATGAATAAAGACAAGACAAGCGTGGCGGAGGAATGCCCCCTTAAAAAATACCAGCGTAAGTACGGCGGGGAGTATGTGTGGTTTAAATGCAGACCACACGAGCAATTATTCTTCCACCCCATCGACAACGGGAAACTACACGCCGAGGGTAGAGCAGGGGTTTATAAAAAAATCGGGACGCACATTCTATACTGGAGATTTGACGACAACTTTACAAGAGACGAAGACTACGTGGAGAAGGACGAGCAACGAGTGGCGAGCAGATTTAAAATGAGAAAAGTATTCAAAGCGTGGAAGACATACAAAAATCAATAAATAGATAATCGTATATTATATATTTATATTATATTTACCCGTATATTAATGTTTAACCCTGTAAATTATTAAATTGTATTTTTATTCTCTATCTTCGGGGTTCGCCTCTAAATAATGTTCTTTTACAAAGTTCTTCGCATCATCGGGCATCGTATCCGTTTGTTCGCATATATGGAGGATAAATGCTATCCCCTCTGCGACTGTTAATCCTTCTTTTTTTAGTCCGTAGTTGTCCGTGAATAATATGGTGAGATTGACTATTTCTATCTCGGGGACTGACTCCATTATCGAGATTATCCCTTGCTTGTAGGAGTTCGTGTTTAAATATTTACCGATTTTAAAGCAGATGTTCGCAGTCATTCTTGTGGGTTATACATTAAATAGCGGGTAGTCTTTAAACCCTTTACTTATATATTAAATTGATGGTTAGGTATTAAATCTCGGCGGTAAACGGCGAACCGCCATCGTTTTTAGGTTAATATAGGATTGGGTAGAATAGATGAAAGGGGTATGTGTTGATTTCCCTTCACGTGAAAAAAAACCTAAAAACAGCGTCAGTTCGCCGTTCGCCGTCAGGAATTATTAGACCCCTATTTACCCCTATTTTAATATATAACTTATTAAAAAGGGTTTAAAGACTTCCTCGTAATTAATGTATAACCCCCAGAATGCCATATCAAGATCATTTCGCTATTCCATTATCTAACGGTAAAATAACCACAGATACGATAGACAAGACAGTCACCCGACAGCAAGTAATAGACTGCTATTTAAAGCACAATAAAATAGTGAAAGTAGTTAATGAATTAAAATTATACTTTGATGATGTAGACGACCCTAGTAATAAACCGAAATGGTACAGAATGACCCGAAAAGATATAGAGCATCATTTCCAAGTGGATTTAAATATGGAGCGGTCAAAGTCCATCAATCGCTTTTTAATGGAACAACTTAAGCAACAAACTTCGCAACAATAAAGTCGGATTTCTCCCCCATTTCTTTCTCACGCTTCTTTATAAAGTCGTAGAACTCAGATAGTGTATATCCCATCTTCATCATCTCGATCCGCAATACACACCACCGACCGCATGTCTGTATTTTAGCATCTATCTTTTGAAATCGATGTTTATTCCAGATCGTCGTCCATCCATCTGCAGATGCTTTATCCATCAGTCTAGTCATTTCGTTCGTATTTTCTCCGAGTATCATTCGCACCATTCGGTTTATAAACTTCCAGTCCGTATCCCATTTAGCACCGTATGAATTAAAATATTCAATCGTCTTACCATATCGCATTACGGCAACCCAGTGTCCCGAATTAAGTCTGTCCTCTATTAAAATAATAACTGCCGACTTGTCTGTAGGCAATAACTCCTCGATGGACTTGTATTTATTCAACTCACTATATTTCACGATTTCGGTTAATCCAGTGTGCCTCTCTATATCACCATCGGTTAATGGTTTCGGTATTCGTGCTTTGATTTCTTCTCTTCCTGCAACTATTTTTGGTTCTTCGGTTTTATCGCCCATTATTATATAATAGTGGTCGATAAAAAATAATCTAATTATACTCAATTTCAAATCCTCCCTCGTCGCAACAAATAGGACAATAATAGAGGTTGCCTGCTAAACCTTCCGTGTCTAAAATACCCATCATTTCTTTCGGGTATTTTCTCCCGCAATCGTCGCAACGGGTGAGAGTATCCCATTTACAAATAGTAGTCAATTTATCCACTGGAATATAAGTGTGCGGTGATGAATGCTGGACTGCGTCTTTTTGGCGGGCAAACTCCGTTGTAATAAAGTTTTTGAATAATTCACGATCGTATTTAATACAGCACAAATAATCCACAAAATTAAAAATAAGCATCACTTCACGGTTCTGGTATTTACCTCGGGGATAGAACTTGTCCGATTGTATGAGTGTGGTATCGTACTGGTCTCTCTTCACATCAAAGCGGGTCTTCATTTCGTAATTGTAAGTCGGATCGACGAAATCGTATTGCTCGTATTGGGTCGGGGTCTGCATCATATGGGGACTTCTAAAATACTCTTTTAAATAGGGATAGACTCTCGCTTCTTCCAATTTCGCCTTGGCGTAGTCTTGCGAATAATGTACCATTATATATTTGGAATACTTTTTTTCTTTAAATCATTATTGGGGTAAATACTTAAACATTAAATTAAGGATAGAATGTCCCTTGTCTATTTCCTGGCGGTAAACGGCGAACCGACGCTGTTTTTGGGTTTTTTTTCACGTGAAGGGAAACCGATGCATACCTCTATCAACCTTTTTTACATTCTAAAAAAAATACTAAAACAGGCGACGGTTCGCCGTTCCCCGCCGAAAAAAAAGAGGGTGGTTAAACATTAAATTAATAGTTAGTCATTTACAGGGTTCATATAATATGCGGGGTTATATATTCTACGCCAAGTCGTCTTCGTCTTCTTCGTCTAATGCCCATCCGATATGTTCTCCATTCGTGTTTAGACTCCAGATGATTTCGGGACTATCGCTGGGTTTATATCCGATTACATATTCGTATTTACTGGTGGCGATTACTGGTAGCGATGATTTCGCCCATCTAAAGAACTCCTTTTTTCCCCAGGAGCGTTCAAACTCTCGTGCCTTCGTGCGTTGCCCGCTTTTATATTCGGTGGAGTTGCTGATTGTTTCCCAGAGGTCGCCGATTTTAATTCTTGATGGTGTTTCCGTGATGGTTTCCGTCTTGTTTTTATTGGTTGCATTGTCCCATTTTACTTCCTTGCGTTTTATTACGATGTCTACCGCTCTGCTGGGCGAGGGGTCGTAGCATCTGTCGAACCATTGTTTAAACTTGTTGTTTTCGTCCACCATTTTCCTGCTTGCATCCCACACCGACTGGGGTATCGTAAAATCTATTTTCTTGATTACATCGCTGTATGATTGCTGGTAGCACCCGAGTAGCATGTCTAAATAAACATCCCGGGATTTCAGTAACCACTCCTCCGTCTCGTAATATGGGTTGCCTTGTCTGTAATATATCCCGTTAATCGTCTTGTCTATTTTGTTTGGGTCGAGCGACCAGTTATTGTCGAACTGGATGTTGCGTCCTCTGCGATAATCTGCGTCCTGTGGTTCTTGGTCGTAATCGGGCATCTTATTAAACTCGCCTACCATCGTCCCTTCAATCGCTACTTTGACGTTGTCGCAGTGGAGTTGTCTGCCTCGGAGCGTATCGCCACCCGTCAATCTGCGTTGTGCTGGGAGGTGGATTGTCCCGCCCATTTCTTTAAAGCATATCCATCGCTTGTGGCGTAGTTCTGCGATTGCTGGACTGGGGGCGTTTGCTGATGTTTGGCGGTCTTCGGTCAGCAGTGCATTACTCGGGGTTATTGCGAAGTTTTCACCGAGGACTTTTTCCTGCTGTCTGCCGAGTAATCCCTTGCCGTTTCCACCTCTGCCGTTGAAGTACCACATCGCTTGGTATCCATTGCCGTCTAATCCCGAGGCGAGTATCTGTATCAGCAGTGTCTGTCGGTCTACCTCTGGTTGTATTTCCGATAATAACTTTACCCACGTGTCCCTCACCGCCTTATCCTCTTCATTATTCACGTAGTCGGGTCGTCTAAAATTGTAGAGGGTTGTGAGCGTGATATAATCCGTCGGTTCGTATTCGGTGAACTCGTTGGTTCTTAAATCCACCTTCCCGTTTTCAAATCCCAGTAAATATGGATTGCCGTCGAATTGGTTTTCTCCTGCAGGGTCTGCGATGGATATTAACTGCTTGATAATGTCGGTGTATCCTGCTGATTTACAGGTTGCCGATCGGATAAGTTTGGTTAATAATTCCCGTGCTTCCTTCTTGATTGCTGGGCATCCCGCCAGTTCCCGCATCGTGTCGTCGTATAAATCCTCCGAGATAATCCGTCGCAGTTTGTGTGCTTTTTCAATCTTGCTCTCGTTATACCATCGGTTGCCTTGATAAACAAATAACTCGCCCGTGCTGTAATTGAAGAGGATTTTATCCTTCCTTAATTCTTTCAGGCGTTCCGCCATCGGTTTCGGGGTGATTAGATCAAACCACTCTTCCGTGGATATTATCCGCTTGGTATAAAGGGGTATTTCAATCGCCTCGTCAAAATCCTTGTCGTCCCATTTTACCGCCAGACCGAAGGTTTCCAGCACCCGTTGTTCTAGTTCCGCCTCCATCTCGGGATAATTCAACTCCGCCTTCACCATCAATCCATCTTGGCACGGTACGATGTCTTCCAGTTTGAAGTCCTTTTCCTCGACTAAATATGCGACGCATTCCTCCATTATTAGTCGCTCTATTGTCTGACACCACAGACCCTGTACCCCCCGCTTCGCCTCTGCTTCATTCCGCCATTTCTTCGGGTCTTGGCGGATTACATCCTTGTAGATGTCTTGGTTATTCGTCCAGACGACTTCCCGTATCCCCGCCAGTTCTGCTTCAATCGCCACGAACTTTCCCATCTTCTCGTGGGGGCGGATATTGACTTGGATATTGTGGTCTTTAATCCAGTTGTCGTATGTTCCACCGTAAACCAGTCTAATCGGGAGTTGCTTGGCGATATTTTTGTGGTCGGGGTTATTCCAGTCTAACCCGTGGTGCTGGCAGATGCGTTGGCGGTATGCCTTGTAATTGTCGTTGTATTTCTTCAATTTAGGCATCGGCACTCCGTGTTGCTCTGCTATTTCGGCGATGAGTTGTGGGTGGCAGTTCCGCATGTCTTTGTCCCGATAAACCCCGTCGCAGAGGGCGTGTCTCGTCGGGCGGTGTTGCACCGATAAACTCATATACCCTGCAGGAATTGTTCTGCCCCACTTGTGTTTCGGCATCGTGTGGGCGACGCTAAAATACCCTCCGCTGTCGTCATACTTCTCGGCGTACGCCTTCATTAAATCCAGTTCGGTCTTTAATTCTTTCGGCATCCCAGCGTATCGAGCGTTTCCCTGGAAGGTTATTCCCATCTCTGCCTCGATAAACCCCAACACCTTGCGTATATCCGTGTATTCCCGCATCTTCTTTTTATCGAAAATGGACTTCAATTTCTTGCGATCAAGTTTCCACGGGGTTTTCTTTGCTTCAATCGCCTCCACCACCACCTCTTCTGCTTCCTCCTCCGCTTCCTCGGGTTCTTCTTCCTCGAGTTCCTCCTCCTCCTCGTCATTCTCCGTTTCCACCGAGTTTGTTGTGACCGCCGACTCATCATCTCTGACTTCGTCGTCGTCATCTTCAATAATTCGCATGTGTAGGTTTTCGTTTTGTTCTGCCATCGTTTTAATCTATAATATAAC